GTCAGCGACGGCCCGGTCAACGAGCGAACCGGCAAAGTCTACGGCAAGGACACCAAAGCCTATCTGGACTGGCTATCGGTCCAGGAACAAGCAGTCATCACGACCGAGGATTTCAACGAAATTCTGGCCATGAACGAAAACATCATCCGGCATCCGGAAATCTGCAAAAACATCCTGCTGCCCGGCGGCACCGCCGAGGGCGTAGTCCGCGCGGAAGTGAACGGGATCAAATGTCAGATCCGAATGGACTATTTTCATCCGGAAACGGGCATCATCGACCTGAAAACCTGCCGGGACATAAAAATGTTCGAGTATGACATGCGGACCTACGGCTATGCTTTCCAAATGGCATTTTACCGCCAGGTCCTGGCCGCCGCAACCGGCACGACCTATCCGGTCTACATCGTCGCCGTCGACAAAACGGATTTCCACGTCTGCGGCTACTGGCATATACCAGCCGCCGAGCTGGATGTAGCCGAGCGGATCAACGCAGCCGGGATCCGGAGACTGAAAGAAAGCCGGGAAAGCGGGATCTGGCCGACCGGCTACGAACGCAAACAGATTTTCACCCTCAACAAATAACGCGAACAATAGGCCGGAATAGGCCGAATATGCCGAATAGGCAGAACGCGAAAAGAAAGGAAAATATGAGTATCCTAGAAACAATCTCGCGGGGAAAAACCCCCAAACCGCCGATCATCCTGCTTTATGGACAAGAAGGCGTCGGCAAATCGACTTTCGCAGCAAAAGCCCCTGGAACGATCTTCATCCCTACCGAAGACGGCTTGAACGAGATCGACTGCGCAAAATTCCCGATTTCCAAAGATTACAAGTCTTTCAAGGAAAAACTGCTGGCGATCCTCAACGAGCCGCATGACTTCAAGACGCTCGCGATCGACAGCATTTCCGCCGCAGAAAGGATGCTTTTCCGGCATATCTGCGAAAGATACGGCGTAAGCAACATCCTGGACGCGGCCGGAGGCTACGGCAAAGGCTACAAGGAATATACCGAAGAATGGCTGAACATCTTCGACCTGCTGACCGCGATCCGCGACAACCGGAAAATGTCAGTCATCCTCATCGGACACTGCGACGTAGTCCGGGTTTTTTCGCCCCGGATCGGACAATACGACCAATTCCAGCCCAGACTTTACAAAAAAGCGATGGACATTCTGGTCGAATCGACCGATGGCGTATTTTTCGCAACGCGCCGGATCCGCAAGACCACCGAGGACGCAGGATTCAATCAGAAGGACGTCCGGACCGAGGCGATCGGCAAGGACGGCGGCGAACGGATCATCATCACCGACGGCGGCGGCATCGACGGTCCCCAGATCGCCAAGCGCAGATTTGAGAATCTGCCGCAGGAACTTCCGCTGGACTGGAACGCATTTCTTTCCGCCTGGCAGGCAACTTACACCACCAACAACACCGACAAAAAAGGAGAATGAAAAATGGCAACTTTCGGAGCAAAAATCGACTACAACACGGTCCAGGCGACCGGCGAACTGATCCCCGCGGGGATGTATCAGGCGATCATCGTCAAAAGCGGCGGCGACCCCGAAGACGAGCGCACCGGAGCGGACGGACTGGTCAGCAGCAGAAACGGCAAAGGCCGCTACCTGCCGATGGTCTTCGAGATCATCGAAGGCGACCACAAAGGCCGTCAGGTCTTCAAAAACTTCAATCTGGAAAACCAGAACGAACAGGCGGTCAAGATCGCGCAGTCGGAAATCAAAGAATTGCTGCAGGCAATCGGCTGGGACTTCACCGCAAAGCCCTGCGGACCGGAAGACACATCCGAACTGCACATGATCCCCATGACGCTGCAGATAACGATCCGCAAGGACAAGCAGACCGAAGAAGAACGCAACGACATCAAACATTTCAAGCCGCGGCAGGTCCCCGGCATGACCGCAGCGCCGACACCGGGGAAACCGGCTCCGTCCGCCCCGGCAACGCCGCCATGGGAACGGAAACAGCCGGCAGCCGCCCCGGCGACCGCTCCGGAAACGGACAAGGACGAGAAAAAATGATCCGTCTGGAACTTCCCCCGGCCATATCGGAAAACCAATACCGCCGATATGTTCCCGGATGCAATCACCCGGTAATCTGCTCCGCCGGCCGGAAATACCATGAAGCGGTGAAATTCCGTTTTCTGGAATCCGGTCAGCGCCAGATCCCCGGCAAGGTGAAAATCCTGCTGGAATTTTATCCGCCGGACAACCGGAAACGGGACCTGGACAATCAGTTCAAGTGTCTTTTCGACAGTCTGGTCAAGGCGGGATGTATCGAGGACGACAGCTGCATAGTCGAGCTCCACGCTTTCAAGCGGGAGCCGACCGGCAGCGGCCAGGGACTGAACTACATCGAGATAACCGAAGCGGAATAAAACATGATCGATTTACGATACTATCAGCAGGAAGCGGTCAACGCGGTCTATGCTCATCTGCAGCAGAAACCGGACAGCAACCCGTGTGCAGTCCTGCCGACTGGCGCCGGAAAATCGATCGTCATCGCGAGGATCGTGACGGACGCGGCAACACTCTGGGGGGGACGCGTCCTGATCCTCGCGCACGTCAAAGAGCTGCTGGAACAGAACGCGGCGAAAATTGCCGCGCTCTGTCCGGATCTGAAAATCGGCATGTATTCCGCCGGACTGAACCGCCGCGACACGGAAAACCAAGTTCTTGTCGCCGGAATCCAGTCGGTCTACAACAAAGCCGACGAACTCGGAAAATTCGACCTGATCCTGATCGACGAAGCGCACCTGATCCCGCCCGACGGCGACGGCATGTATCAGACCCTGCTGCAGGAAGAAAAAAAGCTGAACGGAAACGTCCGCCTGATCGGATTCACCGCGACGCCCTACCGCCTCCGCGGCGGTCTGATCTGCAAAAAAGGGAATCTGCTGAACGAGATCTGCTACGAGATCGGCGTCCGGGAACTCATCATGCGCGGATATCTTTCCAAGCTCCGGAGCAAAAACGGCAAAACGAAAGCCGAACTGGAAAATCTGCATATCCGCGGCGGCGAATTTATCGCCGACGAAGTCGCGGCCAAGATGGACAACGAAAGACTGGTCACGGCAGCAGTCTCCGAGCTCATCCAGCAGACCGCCGACCGGAAAAAGGTGCTGATTTTCGCGAGCTCCGTGCTCCACGCCAAACACATCAAAACGAGGATCGAAGAAGCATCCGGACAGGAATGCGGAATCGTCGTCGGAAACACTTCCCGCGAAGATCGCGCGGAAATACTGGCCAGATTTCAGGATAAAAAGGTCCCGACCGACCTTTTCGGAAATTCCAAGCCGAACCTGAAATTCCTGGTCAATGTGGGAGTTTTGACAACGGGCTTCGACGCTCCGGCAGTGGACACGGTGGTCCTGCTCCGGCCAACCGCCAGCCCCGGTCTCTACTATCAGATGGTGGGCCGCGGCTTCCGGCTTTCCCCGGACACGGGAAAAACGGACTGCATGATTTTAGATTATGGTCAGAATATCATGCGGCACGGTCCGGTCGACATGATCCGGGTGGACGAAGCCGATCCTGACGGCAGGAAAAAGAAACCGGTCATGCGGGAATGCCCGCAATGCCAGGCAGTATTTCCAGCCGGCCGGACGACCTGCCCCGACTGCGGATATGAAATGCCCCGCGAAGAAGGGAAACTGCATCACGGCGCCAGCGCAGCCAGTGACGGGATCCTGTCCGGCGAAAGCAGCGAAACCGAATTTGAAGTAAAACGGGTTTACTACTCGAAGCACTTCAAACGCAATGCCCCGGAAAAGCCGCCGACGCTGAAAGTCGAATATGCGATAGGATTCAACGACTACATATCCGACTGGATCTGTCCGGAGCATACAGGCTACGCACGGAAAAAATCGGAAAAGTGGTGGAAAGAGCGGGCCGGATTCGATCTGCCCGACACGGTGGACGAATGCCTGATCTACGCCGACGCCCAAAAGCTGAAAGAGCCGGTCCGGGTGAAAGTCCGGAAACTGCCCGGATCCCAATGGCCGACGATCACCGCATACGAATTCGATCCGGAGCAGCCGGAACCGGACGGCGAACCGACGATCACCGAAAGCCAGGCGATGGTCCTGGCCAGCCAGCGGATCGCGGAGATCCGCAAGGAAGCGGAAGCCGCCGGACCATGGACGGACCTGGATTTCGACAGGGAAGAACGCGAAGCCATCAAAGAATGGGCCTCGCAGCCGGTCCAGCCGATAAACGACGACGACCTGGAAGATGCAGACGATATGCCATTCTAGGCCAAAATAGGACCTATAAGACCTATAAGACCTATAAAAAAAATGAAGGAGAGCAAAAGAAAAATGGAAACAAAATTCACCGACGGCCAATTCATGGCCGCATTCAACGAAAGACAGCATGAAGCGTATACAATCGCCAAAGAACACGGATTTCATGAGCGGAATATTCCAGATCCGGAATTTATAGCACTGATCCACAGCGAATTATCCGAAGCCTTGCAGGCGCTTCGGAACGGCAACCCGCCGGATCATCATATTCCGGAATTTTCCAGTCTGGAAATAGAACTGGCGGACACGGTGATCACGATCATGGACTACGCGGAAGCCAGGCAGCTGAATCTTTCCGGCGCAATCCTGGTGAAAATGTTTTATAACCAGACCCGGCCATATAAACACGGAAAGAGATTTTGAAAAAATGAATTACACTGATTTTTTGAAAAATAAAATTGCAGTGGCAAAACTGGAAGGTTTTGAAGTCAAGCGGGAAGATTTGCCGCCGGTCCTGATGGATCACCAGAAAGACGCGGTAATCTGGGCTTTGCGGGGAGGATGCCGGGCGATCTTCGCGCAATTTGGTCTAGGAAAGACCGCCGACCAGCTCGCGATCATGCAGCAAATCGTGAAAAAGTTTCCGAAAGGCGGACGGACCTTGATCGTGATCCCGCTGGGCGTGAAACAGGAATTTTTCCGGGACGCTGAAAATCTGTTCGGGATGAAACTGGAATATGTGCGGACCGATGAGGAGGTAAAGTCGGCCGGCCGGTACTGCATCACCAATTATGAACGGGTCCGGGACGGACAGATCAC